CTATCTTGGTAAACAACACCACAGATATTAACGGCGCTGTAGGCGATATTGCTACACAGTCAATTACATTTACTTGTAACTCACCTATCGTAATTACCACTTCCTGATAAAAGAATAAGGGGCTAAACAAATGGCACGACTCAAAATAACAAGGGCAGACGGAAACGTAACAGAGCACCAAATTACGCCACGTATCGAGTATGCCTTTGAGCTGTACGCTAAAAAGGGTTTTATGAAAGCGTTTAGAGATGACGAAAAGCAGTCGGATCTTTACTGGTTAGCTCACGAGTGCATACGCACAAGCGGCGAGGTTGTACCGGTGTTTGGTCCCGAGTTTTTAGACTCATTATCTAAAGTAGAGGTTTTAGACGATCTCCCTTTGGGGTAGTGGGGCGGGGTTCCCTCGGTTATTTAGTCGCTCAGGTGGCTATTGAGACAGGGATCCCACCCCAATACCTACTGGACTTAGACCCTACAATGTTTAGAAACTTGTTACAGGTATTAACGGATAGAGCAAAGGAGGCACAAAATGCCAGTAGAGCTAAAGGGGGCCCTCGCCACAGTTAAAGCTATGCGCAAGTTTGACCCCGACCTCCTTAAAGAAATGAACAAAGAAATACGCGGTGTAATGGTGCCTTTGCGTGATAAGGCTCGAGGCTACGCACCTAGTCCTCAACCGGATAACCTTTATGGCTGGGCAGAGGGCAGCGTAGGTAAGAAAATTACAGCTCGTAACTCAGCGTTTAGACAATTTAATACTGAGGGCCGAGTACGGCTTTTCCCGCTTTACGATCATAAAACTGTAGTCAGCGGTATCAAATATAGTCAGTCTCCTAGCAAACGTAATCGCAGCGGCTTTAGATCTTTGTATTTTATTTACAACGCATCCGCAGCTGGAGCTATTTACGAGACTGCAGGCCGTAAAAACCCGGGCGGAGACTCAGCTAGTAAGTCTAACAACCCGGGCGCAGGTGCTCATTTTATTAACCGTATGGGTCCTTTATATGGAGACAAACAAAAGGAGCGCGGTCGTATGATATTTAGAGCAGCGTACGAGGATCGTGGTAAAGCTCAGGATGCGGTCATTATGGCTATATCCACAGCTATAGAAAAGTTTAATAAAATTAGCAAGGGCAGTTATGGACTGGCGGCATAATGGCACTACCAAACTTAGTATTTAGTGTTGCCTCAGAATATGACGGCAAAGGTTTAGGCAAAGCCCGTAAAGATATAAACAGCTTTGATAAAACTGTTAAAAACTTAGGCAGGACTTTAGGCGTAACACTATCGGCGGCTGCTCTTGTTCAGTTTGGTAAACAGTCAGTTAAAGCGTTTATGGATGCCGAGCGTGAGGGTGTTGTATTAGCTAACACTATGCGTAATTTAGGTTTAGCTTTTGATACCTCAAGAGTTGCAGGCTACATAGATAGTATGGGCAAACTATACGGCGTTACAGGTGAGCAGGCTGTACCGGCTATGCAGGCGTTATTGGCTGCTACAGGTTCAGCTACAAAGTCTCAAGAGCTCTTTAACACTGCCCTTAATATTTCAGCCTCTACAGGTATCGGCGTGACTGAGGTCGCTAAGGGCTTAAGTCAGGCGTACCTCGGTAATCGCAAAGCTCTTAATGCTTATAACACAGGCCTTACAAAAGCCGAGTTACAGTTAAAATCTTTTGATGAAATACAGGAGATATTAGATACTCGCCTTAAAGGTGCGGCTACAGATGCGGCCAGTACTTACTCTGGGCAATTAGCCATACTTACAGAAAACGCAAACCAAGCTAAAGAGGCAATAGGTAAAGGCTTAGTAGATAGTTTTATTTTATTAGCAGGCGATAACAGCGTAGAAATAGCCACCGAGAAAATGCAAAAGTTCGGCGATCAAATAGCCTACGCTTTAGTTGGAGCATCCGACCTGCTTAAAAAGATATTAGATATTGGTAAAGCTACAGAGCCGGTTGTTATTAACGGTAAAACTATGACCCCGGTTCCCTCAGCTTTTGAGCAACTATCCGAATACGGTAAAAAGGTAACGGCTAGAAATACACCTATGGGAGCGCCGGGCGCTATCTCGGGTAAGTTCCCAGTCGGAGCTGCTTATTTCGCTTTGCAGGAAAAGGCCGATACCGCGGCTATAAAAAGACAAAAAGAGTTAGCCGCTATCGAGAAAAAACGTTTAGATAATCTAAAGAAAATTGCTAGTGAGGCAGCTAAAAAACTAGCTTTAGATAAAGCCTCTGCGTTTCTTAACCAAGCCGAAAAGCTCTTTGATATGGATCGTATCCAATTAGGAGCTGCAGCTTTAGCTAAACAGACTGAGGAGGACCGGGTACGGATCCGCCTTAAGACTAATATCCTCGAGCTAGAGGATGCTATTAGTGAGGGCAACGTACAAGGGGCCGCCAAGTTTGCAGCTCTTATTACTGAGGATGCAAGGTTACTCGGAGTGTTACGGCAAAATGCCTATTCTCTAAGTGATGTACCTAATCCTTTTGATGCGTGGCTAAATAGTCTCAACGCAGCCTTAGCAGCCTTATTAGCTATGACTCAGGTAATACCAGTAGTAACTGCACTTATCGGTATGGGTGGTTTTAATGCCGGCTCTGCTCGTATGGGTGAGTCTGCGAGTAACGCTGCGGCTGGACTACCTGCTAATTCTCTTACCGATTTTATGGGTTTTGGCGATGAGCACTTAGGGCAACTAGCTAGACAAGGCGCTAACGCAACAACTATTAACTACAATATAAACGCTGCGGGTATCGGAGACCAACAAATAGCCTCAGTCGTACAAAACGCTATACAAGAGCTCAACCGGTACGGTAACTCGACTACTTATGCAGGGGCTATCTAATGCCTTTGCCAGTGATTAACGCGGTTATTAACTTTTCTACTGGCCCCTCTTTTGCTCAAGCGATGATTTTAGACCAAGGTATTTTAGGTACAAACGTATTGGCCGATAGCGCAGCTGTTATTGTGGATGTATCGGATCAAGTAAATAACGTAGAAATTATTAGAGGCCGTAACGCTCAGGCTGACCAATTCCAAACAGGTACTTTGTCCTTGCGTATTGTAGACCAAAACGGAGACTTTAACCCGCAAAACCCTAGCAGTCCTTATTACGAGTTACTCGACCCTATGCGTAAGGTTGCTATCTCTGCGACATACGGCGGTAATACCTACCCTATGTTTTCAGGCTTTATTACTAGCTATACAACTACTACACCTCTTAATGCTAATGATGTTGTTTATACAACTATCTCAGCCGTAGATGCTTTTAGACTGGCCCAAAATGCTCAAATTAGTACGGTTACGGGAGCTACTGCAGGCAACCTATCAGGTACTCGTATAAACCAAATATTAGACCAAATTGACTGGCCTGAGTCTATGCGCGATGTAGATGCTGGACTTACAACAATGCAGGCAGACCCGGGCACACCTCGCACTTCTTTAGCCGCTATGCAGACTGTAGCCACTAGCGAGTACGGTGCCTTATACGTCGATGCCTCAGGGTCCTTTGTTTTCCAAGATCGTAGCGTTACGACCGAAAGTATTGCAGGCACTCCTACAGTATTTAACGACAATGGCACCGAGATACCTTATGCCAATGCCGTATGGCGTTTAGACGATACCCTCGTATATAACCAAGCTAGCGTTACCCGCTCAGGAGGCACGGCTCAAATAGCCTCAAACGCGGCCAGTATTGCTAAGTATTTTGTACACAGCTATAACCAACAAAACCTACTAATGCAGACAGATGCAGTAGCCCTTGATTATGCACAGGCTTACGTAGCCTCTCGAGCTGAGACCTCCATACGCTGCGATGCTATAGAGCTAGATTTATATTTCTCTGACTACAGCGCAGGTATAACCGCAGCTCTTAGTTTAGATTATTTTGACCCAGTAACTATTACAACAAACCAACCGGGAGCCTCCACGCTTACCAAAACTTTACAAGTGTTTGGGGTTAGGCATTATGTAACCCCTAATACTTGGCGCACGACATTTACTACACTTGAGCCCGTAATAGACGGGTTTATTTTAGACTCAGCACTATACGGGGTACTTGGTACCGGCGTATTGGCTTATTAAGGAGCTCGATTATGGCAGCAGGACTAGGCTTTAAGACCTTTACAACAGGTGAGGTATTAACAGCCGCAGACACTAACGGATATTTAATGCAGGGCGTAAACGTGTTTGCGGATGCGGCAGCTCGAACAGCTGCAATTACGTCACCACAAGAGGGACAGATGTCCTACCTCAAAGATACAAACTCTACAGAGTATTACTCAGGATCAGCGTGGGTAGCCGTAGGAGCCGCCGGTGGTGGTATGACTTTGATTAGCACAGCTACTTTAAGTGCTGCTACCGCAATATCTTTTACCTCAATTCCTAGTACATACAAGCATCTAAAATTGGTAATGATTGACCTATTTCAGTCTCTCGGTTCGCAATACTGGACGCTTACTTTTAACAGCGCAAGTGGATATTCTTGGGTTGCATCTACATTAAAAGGAACTGCAACAGATACAACTAATGGAGTAGGTGCCGCGGCGATTGGCTCAAGTACTCAAAATGCTCCAATTCCAGCCACGTACACCGCAACAAATAACGGAACCTGTAACGGCACAATAAACATTTACAACTACACCTCGACTACATTACAACGCGCATTTGACTTTAGCAGGTCAGGTTATGATGGTGCAACTGCTAATTATATTAGCGGATTTGCAAATGGTACATATAACACAACTGGTACTGCAGTTACACGCCTTGATTTTACTCGCTCCAGCACACAGACAATTACAGGCACTATACAACTTTGGGGAGTTTCATAATGACGACTAAAAAAGTAGAAATTAACTGCACAACTGGCGAAGTTATCGAAAGAGAAATGACGGCAGAGGAATTAAAAGTAGAAAAAGATTTACAAAAGGCTATAGCTGATAATCCTAATGGTAATGATTTAACTAAAACACCTGAGGCATTAGCCATAGCAGCTCAAAAAGCTGCCGAAAAAGCAGCGTTATTACAGCGCCTCGGACTTACCGAGGATGAACTAAAAACTATTCTCGGCTAATGCTTACCAGTTACAACGGCTGGCAAGCCTCTAAGGATCCGGACGAAATCCGTATTACAAGCTACAAGGTAGAGGGCACAAACCTTAAGCTGCGATGCGCTGAGGGATGCGGGCCTTTGCTAGCTGCCTTTGCTGCAGAGTTTCACGAGCTCATCGAGCCCCTAGATGCAGGTGCCTTAGATGACTGGGGCTACGCTTTCCGTATGGTACGAGGTACTACCGACAAACTCAGCTGCCATAGCTCGGGAACAGCTATAGATCTTAACGCGACTAAACACGCTCTAGGTAAAATCGGTACTTTCCCTCCTGAAAAGGTCCCTATGATCCGAGCGCTCGCTAAGAAATACGGCCTTAAGTGGGGCGGAGACTACGTAAACCGTAAGGACGAAATGCACTTTGAGGTAGCAGTAACCCAGGCTAAAGCTGCGGAGTTAATTACAAAGTTAGGACTTAAATAATGCCTACAAGTGCACGAATAACTGTAACTACAACTCCAACACTGTTGGTAGCTGCTACGGCTTTTGACCAAACGGCTTTATTACACGCTAGTAACGATGCGCTGTATATCGGTGGCTCAAACGTAACTACCGCTAATGGCTACCTTGTAGATCATAAGGATAAATTAACTATCCCCGTGGGCGACCACGAGGGCCTATACGGCGTAGTTGCCTCCGGTACTACTACCGTATCGGTGTTATACCAAGTCAATTAAGGGCAGAAATGAGTAAGTCAATGAAAGAACAACTCAAAGCTGCAGGACTCTCATATTTAAGAGCTGCGGTTAGTTGCGTGGGAGCCCTTTATCTCTCAGGCATCACAGACCCTAAAACACTAGCTAACGCGTTTATCGCAGGTTTAGTAGGTCCACTCCTTAAAGCTCTAGCACCTAGCGAAAAGCAATACGGCATAGGGTCCAACTAATGCAAGCCCTGATAGGGGCGATTTTGGGGAGTCTGCTCCTATCGGGGTGCGGTTATCAAGGTTGGGTAAGATATGAGTGCCAAGAGTACGAAAACTGGAGTAAGCCGGAGTGCCAGCCTCCACGGTGCGAGGTTGTGGGTACGTGTACCAAGGACCTCATACCCGAGGAAATCTATGAGCCGTTTAAGCCCTGAGGATCTACACGCCCGCCTTATTGTATTTATTGGAGTTACCTTAGCCCTTGTTTTCGGGCTATCAGTGTTTGGGATGCTCTACGCGCTTATCTTTGTAACTCAGCCTGTAAGCGCACAAGCTCCTAACGATCGGGCTTTTATAGACTTGCTTACAACTTTAACCGTATTTCTTACCGGCTCCTTGGGTGGCGTACTAGCTAGTAATGGCCTTAAGTCAAAACCTAAAAAAGAGGATGAACCGCCCCGCGTGTCTTAGTCGCATCTTGTCGGTATGTGCCTTTACCCTTATGGTGTACCACTAACTGCCGAGCCGGGCTAAGCTCTCAGGGTTTAGATCGTATCGGCCTTAACAAAGGGCGTAATACAATGAGTACTGTTTTAGAGATACAAGTGTTAATTTATATGATTATCGTAGCCTCGATTACCGCGGTGATTTTCTACGCAAAAGGTTTTAACGAGGGAAAGAAAATCGGCACACAGCTCGGCTATCGCCGTGGCGCGAAGTCGGTGCAACAATGATTAGTACCTCAAAGGCAGGCGTATTTTGTGATTACTGCAAAGATCGCTGGGGTGGCCGTCACGTCAAAGGCGTGTGGGAGTGGCACGAAAAGGCCCGCCGTCAAGCTGTAGTTACCATTACAAGCGTGACTATCAAAGCAAAAGGCACTGTGCGTAGCTACTGCGGTGAGTGCCGAGAAATTGTAAGTAACTGGCCGGACGGCTCCGTATTTCCTTTATCCGAGCAGGTGGAGCAGGCTATTAAAGCTGAGTCGCCTCTACTCAAGTTTGGAGTATCACAATGACTTTTCTAGATAACTACGAGGATGTAAATAGCCGCATTAAACGTTTTAGATCAGAGTTTCCGAGCGGCCGGTTAATTGCTTATATCGAGGATGCAAACCTTAAAGAGGGCTGGATACTTATTAAAGCTGAGGCGTATCGCGAGTATGAGGATGCAGTGCCTAGCGCCGTGGACTACGCATACGGCAACGTGGCAACTTACCCGGCTAATCTTAAAAAATGGTTTGTTGAGGATACGATTACAAGCGCTTACGGCAGAGTTATAGGTTTGCTAACTCCGAGCCTTGAGCACAAGGCACGTAGTACCTCGCAAGATATGGCACGAGTCGAACAGCCTGTAAGCACACCGGACTACTGGAGTATTGGTAAAGAGCCCGAGGGTACTGCGGTACCACTAGCTGCAACAATGGAGACTGTGGCGGACCAGCTCGGAGCAGAGGTTATAGAGTCATCTCCTATTTGTAACCACGGACGTATGATTTACAAGGAGGGCAAGAGCTCCAAAACGGGGAACGCCTATAAAGGCTGGACTTGTCCCAGCAAGGTAAAGAGTGACCAGTGTAAGGCTGTGTGGATGTAATGGGCGAAATGCAGATGATTAAAAACGGCGTAGCTACAACTATCCACAGAGACGGCAGCATTACCCGCGAAATTGTGGATAAGTGCGATAATTGTGGGGACTACAGGTCCAAACAAGGGGGCCTAACTATCACCGTAGTAGGTGGTGAGGCGGTTATATGGCTA